TGCGGATGACCCTAAGCGTCTGAAGAAATGGCTGAACGACAGAGATAACCGCGTTTTTCGGACAAGAGCCGGAACGCTTTAAGGATAGCAGATGGCACTGACAACATATGCGGAGCTTAAAACAAGCGTGGCGGACTTCTTAAACCGCACCGATTTGACGAGCGCCATTCCGACATTTATTTCGCTGGCCGAGGCTGACTTCAACCGCAAGATCCGGCACTGGCGCATGGAAAAGCGCTCGACCGCTGTCATTGATAACCAGTACACGTCTCCGCCCGCAGATTTTTTGGAGCCGATTAGGCTTAGCATGTTGAGCGGCAATACCAGCCGCTTGGAGCCGATCAGCCAGTCGCAGATGATGGAGCAGCGCCAGCTTGGCCAAAACACCAGCGGCACGCCGCGCTTCTACGCGATCACCGACGGCTCGATAGAGGTGTATCCAAACCCAAACTCTGACACGCTAACACTTGAGATGGTTTACTATGCTAGGCCAACCGCGTTAAGTGACAGCAACGCCACTAATTGGCTTTTGACTTATTACCCAGATGCGTATCTATATGGCGCATTGGTTCACAGCGCGCCATACCTCGCAGACGATAGCCGGATGCAGGTTTGGGCGTCATTGCTCAATAATGCTATTAGTGGTATAAATTCAGACAGTGAAAGCGCAAAATATGGCGGCGTTGGACTAAAGATGAAAGCTAGGAGTTACTGATGGCGACCCTAAGTGATCGTGTGCTGGATAACGGCTTAGCGGTTCTGCAAGGAGAGGCAAATCGTGTGGACATCTGTTCAAGCGAGCCATCGACATATTCTGATGCTACCAGCGTTTTAACACTTGGAAATAAAACCAGTATAACTATTTCAGCGCCAGCCGATGCCTCGCCAAACGGGCGTAAGGTTACGATGTCTGCAATAAGCGGCGCGTCTGTCACTGCTACTGGCACAGCTACGCATTACGCCATAAGTGACACCGGCAACAGCCGTTTGCTTGCGACGGGTGCGTTTTCTACTTCCCAACCCGTAATATCTGGAGACAAATTTTCGTTAGCCTCCTCAGATATTCGCATTCCCGATCCATCGTGATGTTGGGAAGAATAACTTTAATAGCGGATGCTACATCTGCTCCCATAGGATAGCATAGGAGATATATCATGGCATCCTTCGTTAAAATAAACGACTTCGTTGACTACGCGGTTGAGGCTATGAACTTGGGAAGTGATTCTCTTGCAATTGCTCTCTCAAATACAGCGCCTACTTCTGAAAGTTCTAACCCAACTGCTGATGGCAATGGTGTTCTAGGCAATGTAACTCAGATTAGTTACAGCAACTTGTCTTCAAGAAGCCTTACAAGAACTTCATCTAGCCAATCAGGTGGTGTTTATAAGCTTGTTCTTGCGGATCTAACGCTTACTGCGTCAGGCGGTAGTGTTGCTGCGTTTCGTTACATTTACATTTATAATGACACTGTAACAAATGACCCTCTTGTTGGTTATTATGACTATGGTTCAAGCTTAACGCTTAATGATGGCGATACGTTTACCATCGACTTTAGTGCGTCAAACGGTGTTATTCAGCTAACCTAAAAGGAATAGTTATGCCTATTCTTAAAAATAGGGCCAAAATGTCCACCAGTACAACTGGCACTGGCACAATTACGCTTGGCTCTGCGGAGGCTGGATATCAAACCTTCGCAGATGCTGGCGTGGCAAATGGGGACGTTTGCCGGTACGTTCTGGAAGATGGTAATAATTTTGAAATAGGCGCCGGCACCTATACAAGCTCTGGCACTACTCTTACACGCACTGTAAGCGAAAGCAGCAACTCAAATAATGCTATTAATCTTAGCGGCTCTGCTATTGTATTTATCGGAGCAACTGCGGAAGACATCCAATCTATTGATCCAATAGATACGACTAAGTTTACCGCTACGGCGGGTCAAACGGTGTTTACTGGGACTTGGGAAGCTGACAATATTTCTGTCTTTCTCAACGGAGTAAAGCTGCCTGATAGTGATGTCACTGCTACTGACACACAGATAACTATATCTGCTTGTTTAGTCGGAGATATTGTTGAGGTAGTTGAGTATTCTACTTCTGCGGGTGGAAGTGGTGGTAGTGGTAGTGGAGTGACTGTTCACACTAATCAAGCAGCCATGCTTACTGACGCTGCTTCTGCAAGTGAAGGGTCACTTCATTACGAAACTGCTAACAATAAGCTTTATGTAAAGCAAACTTCTGGTTTCTTTTTGCTGGCCTCAATCACGAACACTGCACCAACGGTTTCTGGATTTACTGAAACCACAGGTAGCGGCTCTGCAACCACCATTGCGGATAATGGCACGTTTGCGCTTACTTCTGGAAGCAATACAGTTATCACACTTACTGCCACTGAACCTGATTTAGAAACTCTGGTTTATTCAGCCACTGTAACGAGCGGCACAGCATCTAATGTGATTAGCTCACCTAGCTTGCCGATCTCAAATCAAAGTGGGAATACATTTACATTAACGCCTGTGACTAGTGGATCGGGTGGAACTATTACTATTCGATTTGATGTGTCAGATGGTAATAATGTGGTTAATAAAACGCAAAGTTTTTCAATAGCATTTGTAGTTTTAGACAGTAATCACACAACCCTGTTAGCCACTGCCACCTCTACTGGCGGCAATTCTACTATCACAGATAGCTCTATAGCTAATTCGGGTAGCGGTCACAACATCACAGTAAATGGCAATGCTCACGCTGGTACTTTTAGCCCTTATCGGAGTGGGGGTTATAGTACGTACTTTGATGGTTCTGGGGATAGTTTAAACACAACCGCAACTCAAATTATACCATCAACTAGCTTCACTGCAACGGCGTGGGTCTATTTAAATGATACAACCGATGGCGCTGTATGGGGTCAAGGTACATCAGGGCATTCGGGCAGAACTGGTGTAACGATTGATAGTGGTAATTGGTTTGCTCAGATCGGAAGCGCTAACCTTGGCGCATCAACTTCTGTTTCCGCTAATAGATGGTACTACACAGATTTGCAATGGGATGGGTCTACGTTAAAGTTTTTTGTTGATGGAACTTCATTGGGAAGTGTAAGTAATTCTAATTCACCAACTAACAGTGCCTTTTACATAGGCGACTTAGGTTCTGCTTGGAGTACGGGATATCCACTCAATGGTTATGTTTTCGATTTTAAAATAGTTTCTGGTACTCCTTCTGGGTCATCTACCGTTCCTACTAAACCGCTATCTTCCTCTGGATCAGCATTACATATTTGCCACCTACCATACATTGCTGATGGATCAACTAACGATCGCTCTATCACAATAAATGGCGACCCTGAGACAAAACCATTCTCACCTTACGACTACGAAGAATATTCAGCAACAGATCACGGTGGGTCTGTGTATTTTGATGGTAATCAGGATTATATATTAGGAAACTCTGGCACAAACCTTGGAACTGCCAATTGGACTGTAGAAGGTTGGATGTATATTACTGATACAACTTCTGACCGAATGTTTATAGATTTTAGACCATTTACAAACGGAGATTATGTTACGTTAAAGTTTGAATCTTCGGACTCTAAAATTTATTTTATTGCGAATAACTCAAACAGAATTGCGTCTAACGACTTAATAACTGCAAATTCTTGGTTTCATATTGCATTAGTGCGAAGTAGTGGCACAATAAAAATGTATATTAATGGTAAGGTACAAACTCAAACCTATGCATCAACAGCTAATTACCTAAGCCATTCATCCCGTCCTGCTATAGGTATAGACGGAGATAATACTACGGCGGCTGATATGTATGGTTATATAAGTGACGTAAGGGTTGCTATTGGAACCGCACATTACACAACAGATTTTATCCCTCCTACTGCACCTCTATCTTCATCTGGCGCAGAGCTACACATCAAAGGCACTGACGCTTCGATTATTGATAAATCGCAAGTCGCTAACTTGAAGCTGGAAGGTAGTACTACTGGTTCAACTGATCAGGTTAGATCAGGGGCTTGGGCTAACACTAAAACTATGAAGTTTGATGGAACTGGAGATTATATTTTAACTCCAACGAGTGATCTTTTTACTTACGGAACAGGTAATTTTACTATTGAATGTTGGGTTTACATTCCTTCGCATCCGTCAAACTACAGTTATCTTTTTGGGCAGGGTAATTCCAACTCTAATACAAATAGTTTTGGCGTGTATATTCAAAATGGTGTTTTTAAAATATGGAATGGGGGAAATATATTTACGGGAACCACCTCATACAGTCTTAACACTTGGACGCATATAGCGGTAAGTAGATCTGGTAATAGTTTAAATCTGTATATTGATGGGAATCAAGAAGGTTCATCAGTTACTAACACTAGCAACATTTCAACGGGCAGTTCAAATGGTATAGAAATAGCTCGCTGGATTGGCATTTCAGATCCTGAACATTTTACTGGTTATATTCAAGACCTAAGAGTTACCAAAGGCAAAGCTCGCTACACCGCTCCCGATGAAACTAGCAATATTCCATCAGCGCCATTAAAGGGGTAATTTATGGGCAACAACCGCAATCTTGCAAGCTTAGCCAATCGGCTAGATGAAGGAAGCACTGGCGATGTGCTGACGAAACAGGCTGATGGCTCTGCTCAATTTGCGGCAGCCGCTGGTGGTGGAGCTACGGGCGGTGGCACCGATGAAGTGTTTTACGAAAATGGAACAAACGTAACAACAGATTACACAATTACTAATGGCAAGAATGCTATGTCGGCTGGCCCGATTACAATAGACAACGGCGTGACCGTGACAGTTGGTACTAGCGAAACATGGACGGTGGTTTAGATGGCATCAATTAAAATTCAGAGTAGTTCATCAGGTAGCGGCAGCATAACGCTTGCTGCGCCTACTACTTCGTCCAATAGAACTGTAACGCTTCCTGATGAAGATATAACTTTGGGTGGTGGTAGTGGAATTGTACCAACGGTTTGGGTAGATTATGCGCCTCAGTCAAACAGTATAAATGCCAGTAGCGGTCTGGGTAGTATAACAGATAACGGCACAGGCGATCAGACCTTTAATTTTTCTACTGCCAAGTCAAATCAATATTATTCTTACGGTGGTTGCGGTTACGATGATAGCCTTGGCAACGCAGATGATGGGATAACCACCGCTGGTTATGCAACTAAAACAGCATCAGCCATTAGAATGATAAGTGGCTATAGAAACACTGAATATGACTATGATAACTTTAGTTATTTTTTTGGTATGACTTAATAATGGTAGAATATACAAAATATCGTGTTGTCTTTGATGATCCAGATGCTCTTGATGAGCCGACCAAGGTGCTTGTGCCTTCACAAAATTGGTTAGATGAAGCTATGACTGGTAACTTGCCACCCATCTGGGTGTATTGGCAGCTTCAAGATGATGAGCAGCAAGCAATTAAAGAAGGGCGTCATAGCACCTTTAAGCATGATCCAGAAAAACATGCTTTGCAATGGACTGCCCCACGCATTGGGCCTTTAACAGAGGAAGAGGCAATGGAATATCTTGTAATGAAAGATTTGCCAAGGCGTTGCTGGGCAGAAGAACACAACCGCCCAATGTTTAAGATTGTGCGTACTGAGCAAGTGCCAAGCAATAGGCAGTTTCGTAATGCGTGGGAGATGGCGGCATGAGTACAGTTAAAGTAAATTCTTTTGCAAATACTGCTGGTGTTCCATACTACCCAGCCGCGTGTATGGTAACTTTCAACGGTACGGGTACAATCGCAATCACTGGATCTGATGGAATATCTAGCATTACAGATAATTCTACGGGGGAATACTATGTTGATTTTTCAAATGCTTTTGAAAACACAAACTATCATATGACTGCTTCTGCAAGAGATAATTCTTCCATTAGCGGCAGTAGGCCAAAGGTTTTTGCGCTGCGTGGTTACACTGATAGCACCTTTACAACAAGTCGAGAAATGATTGCGTTGGGACAATCTAATACGGCAGAAGAAATCGACAGTACCAAAGTCACAGGTGTTTGGTTGAAAGATTTTTAAGGAGAAATAAATGACAACCTTTATTAAAATCGGAGCAACAGAATACAACGCTGCTGATTACACAAAACCAGCGGAGCGCACGTTTCGTGATGGATGGGAAGCCAATACAGATACAAATGTAATTTCTGTTAATATGGCAAAGGCCAAGGATATTTGGCGGGATAAGATACGCGCAGCAAGGGTTGAGCCGCTGGCTGAGCTAGACACTGCGTTTATGAAAGCGCAAGAAACAGGCGCAAGCACAACTCAGATTGTAGCTGACAAGCAAGCACTGCGTGATGCCCCTGCATTATCAAGCATTGATAACGCTACAACGCCTGATGAGCTTAAAGCTATTCAACCAATCCCTAATGTAACGATATAGATGTTAGGTTTTTCCCCATTAGCGTCTGCGCCACTAGCGGATAGTGGGGTTACATCTGTTGCATATAGCTTAACAGCAGATGCTGGGAGTTTTGCGCTTACGGGGCAGACTGCTAATCTAAACGTAGGTCGCAATCTTGCTGCTGCTGTTGGTTCGTTTACGCTTACCGGCCAGACTGTTGGCTTCACTAAGGCGTTAAATGTTGCAGCGGGAACAGGCAGCTTTACGCTTACTGGGCAAGATGCGGCCTTTGGAAATGCTTTTGTTTTTTCAGGCGGCACAGGGTCGTTTACATTAACAGGCCAAACAGCGGGTATGGTAAAAGCCCTTAATGTTTCTGGAGGCACAGGTTCATTCACCCTCACGGGCCAAGCTGTAGATTTAGACAAGGCTGTGAATATTTCTGGAGGCACAGGTTCGTTTGCGCTTACGGGCCAGACTGCCAACTTTGAAAATGCTTACTTGTTGGCAGCGGCTACTGGATCGTTTTCTCTCACTGGCAGCGCAGTAGAATTTGGAATTAGTGAGGCATTTGGCACAGGTGGCTTCGCGCTCACTGGTCAAGGCATTAATTTAAATAAGGCTGTCCGTATCTCAGCAGATGCTGGCAGCTTTGCCTTGTCTGGACAGGCGGCTGTGCTTGATCCAAACTTTGGCAACAAACTTATTGCGGAAGTCGGAAGCTTTGCGGTTTCTTGGCAAACTGCACAGATAACCAAGTCACTATCTGTTGATTTGAATGTAGGGTCTTTTTCTTTAGCAGGCCAAGACGCAATCGTTGAGAGCGGTGTTAGGCTTTTAGCAAGCACAGGATCGTTTAGTTTATCTGGGCAAGCGGTAGATTTTAATAAGCAGCTTAATGTAAGTGGCGGCACAGGATCGTTTGCGCTTACTGGTCAGAATGTAAGCTTGGCTGCTGGCGCTTTGATTGCTGCTGGTGCTGGTACGTTTACAACAAACGGCCAAGATGTAAGCATTGCTGTCGCTAGATTACTTGAGGCTGGCGCGGGATCGTTTGGATTAACAGGCCAAGCTGTTACGATAAATCGCACAATAAAAATGACTGCTGATGTCGGGGCGTTTACCCTGACGGGCCAAGATGCTGGCGTATTTATTGGAGAGATCTTTGAGACAGGCGCGTTTAGCCTGTCGGGGCAAACTGTTGGTTTAAACAAAGCTGTAAAACTATTGGCTGGCACTGGTTCGTTTACCTTGTCAGGGCAAGATGTTGTATTTGATGCGGGCGCAAAGCTTATTGCTGACGTTGGTTCGTTTGCGTTAAACGGCCAAAACGTATCTCTTAAAAAATCTATTACTGAAAGCTTTGGCGCGGGTTCGTTTACCTTAACTGGCCAAGATGCTGGCCTATCTCAAACTAGAAACTACAACTTTACAGCAGATCATGGTTCGTTTGTTTTAACAGGGCAAAGCGTTTCTTTTGGAACTGGTGTATCAATTATTGCGGATGTCGGAAGCTTTGCCTTAACAGGCCAAAATATATCGGTTGTTTTAGATATTGTTCTGCATCCTGCTGGCATTGCGGCTGGCGCTCCAACCGTCGGCCCAGCGCGGTTTAAATGGCAAGTCGAGCCTGTCGGGCCTGAGACTTGGACGGAGCAAGCGGTTGGCGCGGAGACATGGACGGAGAAAACTGTCAGCGCGGAGACGTGGACAGAGCAGGAGGCGGCATAATGGAGGCAGAGATGCTTTGGACGGCTGCACTGACTGCCGGATTGGGATTGATCGGGTGGGTGTTGAAGAGCGCTGTAGATGAGATGCAGCGCCTCAATATTTTGCTAAACAAGACCCGCGAAGAAATGGCCCGCGATTACGTCACCAAGGCAGACAGCACAGCCGTCATGGCGCAGATCGTGTCGCGCTTTGACCGCATCGAAGAAAAAATAGACCGCCTGATGGAGCGGTGATCTGCTCGCTCGCCAGCGTAGCCGTTGGCGTGCTTGCATATGGGCAGCTTTACACCGCGTGTATATACAGATGCCCATACCCAAGCTTCTGGTATCACTACCCATATGTTATAAGGGTGGAGTATAATAGTGGATGCCCGCGTTTCGCTGACGTGGGTAAAGATGCCAAATGATAGACCCCGCAACCGCAATCATGGCCGCTGGCGCTGCGTTTAACGCAATCAAGAAGGGCTGCCAGATCGGGCGGGATCTGGAAGGCATGGCAGGCGATCTGGGGCGTTGGTCTAAGGCGATCAGCGATTTTGACTTTGCTGCGAAGCGCGTAGAAAACCCAAAGTGGTATCAGAGTTTCGGCAGCGTCGAGCAGCAGGCGATGAATCTGTTCGTCCAGAAAAAGCAGCGCGAGAATATGCGCGACGAGCTGCGCAAGATGATTAGCGAAACGCTTGGCCCGTCTGCGTGGCAGGAGCTGATCCGCATGGAAAACGACATCCGGCAGAAGCAGAAGGACGCGATGTATAAACGCATCGAGCGCAAGGAGACGATCATCGCGTGGGCGGCGGGCTTGTTCCTGTTCCTGATTTGCGTTGGCGCGCTGTTTGGCTTTGTCTGGATCGCGGTGAAACGCTGATGGCTGACGGCGTGTCAGGAATAGGCAGCGCCCCGTTTAACGTAGGCACCGACATACACCAGCAAACGCAGGCGCGTGAGCGCATAGAAACGCATCTGGCTGAGCAGATGGTGGTCAAGGAGCATAGGGCCAATCACAGCCACTTAGAGGCTCTGGCAAAGCAGAGATTTGATTTGCAGGAAACGTATGATAGGTTTGGCCGCAAGACAAATGCTGACAGGCCGCAAGGCACAAACATCAACATAGAGGTTTGAATATGACACCAGAGAAACTAGACGCTTGGCGCATTGTTCCGCGCCTGCTTATTCTGAGTTACATGGTCGTGTTTTACCAGACATGTAGCTGGTTCATGGCGCTTAATTTGCCAAACAACGCGCAGGCAGGCTTTGTCAGCGTGATCGTGGGCGCTGGAGCAGCGTGGTTTGGACTATATGTGAACGGGGGCAAGAAATGAACATCCTGAGCGCTCTGATCGGGCCTGCAACGGATCTCGCTGGCAAGTTTATCCAAGACAAGGATGCCGCTGCCAAGATGGCGCACGAGCTGGCTACGCTTGCCGACAAGCAGGCTCAGCAGGCCATGCTGGCGCAGATAGAAGTCAACAAGGCCGAGGCAGCCGGAAACTGGTTCCAAGCGTCGTGGAGGCCGCTGTGCGGCTATGTGTGCGTTCTAGGGCTGGCGGTAAATTTCCTGATCTCGCCAATAGCTGCGGGGTTTGGGTTTATGGTGCCACAGGCCGACATGTCGGTGATGATGCCGGTGCTGACGGGTATGCTTGGATTAGCGGGCATGAGATCATATGAAAAGGTTAAACAGGTGACAAAATGACGTTTAAACTATCAGCACGCAGCCGCGATAAGCTGTCAGGTGTGGACGAGCGCATGGCGGCTGTCGTCATCAGCGCAATACATATGACCAAGATCGACTTCGGCGTCATCTGCGGTCTTCGCACCATCGAGGAGCAGCGCGAGCTTGTGAAAAGCGGCGCGTCGCAGACGATGAAGTCGAAGCACATAGACGGGCTGGCCGTCGATCTTATGGCCTATGTTGGCCCGCGTGGATCGTGGGAGCTGAATTTGTATGACGATATAGCCGACGCAATGGCAGAAGCTGCGCGTGAGGTGGATGTGCCGATCAGGTGGGGTGCCGCGTGGACTGTGCCAAATATAGCGCAGTGGGATGAAACGATGGAGGCCGCGATGAACGATTACATCGACACGCGTCGAGGTCAGGGCAGAAGGCCATTCATTGACGCCCCACATTTCGAGTTGATGGTATGACGACGAGCAGACGTGGACGACTAGCGCGTAAAGTAGTATAGTCGTGTAAGCATTGAGGATTTTGATATGACGATCAGCATAACCAAACCTACCGTTGGCGGCTCAGAGAACACATGGGGGGCCACGGTAAACACTGCGCTTGATACAATTGTTGCCAGCTTAAATACAGCAGTAGACGCGAGGGTGCCGTCAGGCGGCATTATTATGTGGTCTGGAACTGTCGCAAGCATCCCCGCAGAATGGAAATTGTGCGATGGCACAAACTCAACGCCAGATTTGCGAAGCCGCTTTATTGTGGGGTCTGGTACTGACAGCGGTGCGACACATGATATTGGTGACACCGGCGGCGCAAATAGCATAACTCTGGCTGAAGCTCAGTTGCCAGCCCACACACACGCAGTTGGAACGCTGGCGGCATCTGCTGCTGGCGGTCACACTCATAGCAATAGTGTAGGCACGGCGGGCGCTCACCAGCATACATTCAGTATCAGAGCATCTAGTGACGACGATGCAGAAAGTGGACTTACCGCAGCATTTAGAACCACGGGAAGCTCAAATCACTCGCAACAAACGATGGCAAGCGCAAACACAACAGTTGCTGGCGTTGGCGATCACACTCACACTGTTACAATTGCCGCCGTTGCCGATCACACGCATTCGCTCACTGGCGCAACCTCGTCAATAGGATCTGGAAGTGCCGTAGATAACCAGCCAGCTTATTATGCTCTGGCTTTCATTATGAAGATTTAAATGACCCTTGTTCCCCTTGATATACCCGCCGGATTTTATCGTAACGGCACTGACTTAGAACAGTCTGGTCGATGGCGCGATGGTAGCTTGGTGCGGTGGCGGGATAACAGCTTGCGCCCTATAGGAGGCTGGCAGGAGCGCAAGACGTCATTCTGCACCAACCCTGTGCGCGGGATGCACACATGGGAAGCCAACAACGGCACAGCTTATTTTTCTGGCGGATCGTATAATGAGTTAAAGGCCATGACGGGCAACGGCACCGTGTATGACATTGCTCCAACAGATTTAACTGCTGGCCGCGAAAACGCAGAGGTAGAAACAGGCTACGGATACGGTTTCTATGGCGACGGGTTCTATGGAACGCCGATACAGCAAAACGACAACGCTGTGCCGGAAGAAGCTACGCAGTGGTCAATCGACAATTTTGGCGAGTACCTCGTAGCCTGCTCGAAGGACGACGGACGCCTGCTTGAGTGGCAGTTAAACCCATCCGCGAAGGCGGCTGTAATTGCAAACGCCCCGACGAACAATCTGGGCTTGCTGGTCACAGAAGAACGCTTTATCTTCGCGCTGGGCGCGGGCGGCAACCCGCGTACAGTGTCATGGTGTGATCAGGAAAATAACACGCTATGGACACCCGCGTCCACGAACCAAGCCGGATCGCAGATCCTGCAGACGTCTGGCCAAATCATGCAGGCGATCCGCACCAAGGGGCAGACGCTAATCATCACAGACACAGACTGCCACGCAGCAGTATACGCAGGCCCGCCGTTCATCTACTCGTTTAGCCGCGTCGGCACCTCGTGCGGAGCCATATCGCGCAAGTCTGCTGTCGATACGGATCTGGGCGTGTTTTACATGGGCCAGCGTGGGTTCTTCTATTTCGACTCCAACAGCGTGCGCGAGCTGCCATGCGACGTGCATGACTACGTCTTCGGCGACTTCAACCAAGCGCAGCAGTCTAAGGTGTGGGCTTTTACCAACGGTCAATTCGGGGAGGTGTGGTGGTTCTACTGCTCGGAAAGCAGCACCGAGATCGACAGATATGTGGCTTACGACTACACCGAGCGCCACTGGCTGATCGGCAACTTGGCGCGCACGTCAGGCACAGAGCGTGGCGTTTTCCGCTACCCGTTCATGGCAGGGGAGCAGCCCGAAACGGTAAACTATACGGTCACAGTGGTTGATGACGGCGGCAACAAATATGCGATAGCCGGCATCTCTGGGTCTGCGCCAGCTTTGACTTTTGTGCGGGGCAATACTTATGTGTTTGATCTTTCAGATGCATCAAACTCTGGACATCCTTTTGCATTTAGAACAAGCGCAGATGCGTCATACACTACCGGCGTAACGACAACGGGAACGGCTGGGCAGGCTGGGGCTAAGGTTACTATAGTGGTGGCCGGCGATGCGCCAGCTTCTTTAAAATATTACTGCACCGTTCACGGCAATTCTATGGGCAACACAATTTCGGTTGGCGGGCCTGTCAGCATTTACGACCACGAAGTCGGGCTAAACGTAGACAGCGGTGCGGTTTTCGCTGAAAGCGGGCCATTTTCTATTGGAAACGGCGACCAGACGGCGCACGTCACCAAGCTTATTCCCGACGAGCAGACGCAAGGCGACGTGAATGTGACATTTAAGACACGCTTCTATCCCAACGGCGACGAAAGTAGTCACGGGCCGTACACGCCAAGCAACCCGACGTCTGTGCGCTTCGCTGGCCGTCAAATGCGTATGCGCGTTGAAGGCGCTAAGTTGGCATCGTGGCGCGTTGGCAACATGCGCGTTGACATAAAACCGGCAGGGCGTAGGTAATGTCGTCGCCAATACTCCCACCGATAGGCGAGGATCTGCGCCAATGGGGGCGCGGCCTGACGCGTTACCTGACGCAAAATCTGTACAAGTTGGGCTTTAAGACGCCTGACAGCAACCCGTCCGAAAACGGCGTCATCTTGTGGGATAATGTAAACGGCTACCCTGTCGTGTCGAAAAATGGAGAGTTCCGGCAGATTGTGCTGGAGGGTGGCCACGCTGACTTTATAAAAACGGCTGACGTCGTGCCAGCGGCAGACAACACGGCGTACAAGCTGACATATGACGCGCCCAGCGGTAATGACGGTATCACGCAAGGCACGCCAGCGTCACGCATCGTGTTTGAGGAAGCGGGTCAATACGTTGTATCGTTTTCCGCGCAAATATCATCGACGTCAGCCAGCACGGTTCACTTCTACTTCTGGCCAAGCGTCAACGGCACAAACGTAGCCAACAGCGGAATGACAACCGCGCTACACCAAAATAACGCTACACTGGTCACGTCACGCACGCAGATATTTACCGTAGCGGCGAATGACTACTTGGAAGTGAACTACATGATTGACAGCACGGCGGGCTTTTTGAACTACACCGCAGCGTCTTCGCCTGTGCCAGCAATCCCCGCATCAACTCTGGCCATTACGAGGCTTCACGGATGATTGATAATGTTGTACAATTTGGCCAAGCGCAGCGGGTAACGGTTCTGCCGATACCTGACCGCGAGCTAGACGACTACATCGACAGAGGCATGGAGCTACTGGCTCCGGCGATTAGACGGGTTGAACATAACGTCGATCTGGACGATGTAAGAGAAGACATACTGACCGGCACGTCAATATTGTGGCTGGTTTACCTTGAGGACAAGTTGACCGCAGCGATCACCACATGCGTTGTGAAACACCCTCAGCGTAAGAATCTCAAGATAGAATTTATGGGCGGCAAGCACATGCATGTATGGATGAATAAGGCGGTAGATGTTTTGGCGGGGTTGGCCAAGGACGCCAAGCTTGACGCCGTGGAGGCGGATGGCCGTAAGGGCTTTGAGAGATATGTGGACGGCTCTGCGTTTCGTCCAATTTATACACACTATGAGATGGAGTTGCACTGATGGGCAGCACGACTACGAGCGAAACTAAGAGCGAAATGGACCCATTCCAGAAGGAAATGCTGGAAGATTTATACGGGCGCACGACGGAAATAGCCGACACGCCATTCGCGCAATACACTGGCGATCTCGTCGCTGGCCTCGATCCGATAATGCAGCAGGCATATCAAGGCTACGGCGCTTTGACATTGCCCAGCGAATACGGTGCCGCGTCTGACATTTACGCGGGAATGGCCGCCGAGACGCCAGAGCAGCGCATGTCGCGTGTGCGTGGCTATCAGGATATGTACACCGAGGGAGTCATTGACCCGATGCTGGCGCAGGCCGAGCGCAGGCGTGCGCAGGAGCGTGTTGGCGAAGCCGCAGGCATCACCAAGGCGGGCGCATTTGGCAACGTGCGGCGCGGCGTATTTGAGGGCGAGCGTGAAGCTGCTTATGACACGTCACGCGACGCCATGGTCGCCGGTCTGATGCAGCAGGGGCTTAGCTTCGGCGAGGCGCAGGTTGCGGCGGAAAACCAAGCACGCATGGCAGGCGCTCAGGGCATGATAGGTGCCGCCGGAGCAGGTCGTCAGGCAGAGCTGGGCGCGTTGGGCGCGCAGATGTCAGCCGGAGGCTTGATGCGCGGCGTTGAGCAGGAGGGGCTTAGCTCAGCTTACGAGCAGTTTATGCGCGAGCAGCAGTATCCTCTGCAGGCGCTTACGGGCCTATTCTCCACGGCGGGGCTTATTCCGGCGGGCATTGGAACGACCACAGGGTCGTCTTACGATCCATATGGCGGCATGAAGGCGTTTGGCTCTGCACTGGAAGGCGCAGGAAGTGCTGGGCAGGGTTATCAAGCGTATATGGGGGCAGGAGGCTGAAATGATAGCAACATCAGACATAATCGACGCGCTGGCGCTTTCTGGTATGCCTAGAAATATGCTGCCGCTTGAGGGCGAAACGCTTACGCAGAATGACATAGATCTATTTGAGCGCGCGCAAGCGGCGCAAGCAAACAAGCCGCTTGTGCCGCCGCTGGCAGCGCCATCAGGGGGATCTGGACAGCCGCCCAGCGCAATGCCCACGGATCTTGCTGCGCCGCTTGTTCCGCCTCCTGCTTCGTCAGCGCCGACCGACGTGCCTATGGCTCCATCAATGCGGCAGCTTGCAACTAAAGCAGGCTTCCAGCTTGGCTCTGGCATTCTGCAGCCGCCACCGCAGCCTGCGCCCTCCGATGACCCGTTTGCGAACTTATCCAAGACCCAGCGCCGGATGCTGGCGTTTGCCGCGATGTCTGACGCAGGCGCTGCTCTGGCAGGAAAGCAGGGCGGCAATTTTGCCAGCACATTGAGCGCGTTCAACGACATGGCTGATATGCAGCGCAAGCGGACTGCGGCTGCGCAGCGGCAGCAGATGTTGCAGAGGGTTATGGGTGGCGCTGGGGTTGGGATGGGTGATATGTCCAATCTTGAGCTAAAAAAGCAGCAGCTTATACAGCAAGCCTATGCGTTCCCTGATATGGCCCCCGCGATTAAAATGCAGATCGACCAAATAAACGAGCAGATAGAGAAATCGCGTGCGAGCGTGTCAGCGGCTGGCGGCGCTAGTGAGACGCTGGAAACCGTCGAAGACTTATTGCGCACTGTTCGAGAAACTGAAGGCACCACGGGCTTTTGGGGCGCAATCCTTGGCAATATTCCATTTACTGCCGCTGGCGAGTTAAGAATTGATGCGCAGACGTTGCGGTCAAATATGGCGTTGCAGGCTCTTATGGATTTAAAGGCAAGCGGCGCAACTCTTGGTTCAGTTTCAGAAAAGGAATTGGAGCTTTTAGAGAGCGACATCGCCAAGCTAAACCTAAACCAAAGCAAGGAAGCCGTATTAAAAGATTTAAACAAAATCAAAGGGCGATACCAAAAAGCCATCAGGTTTGCCTACAAAGAGCCAAACGCGGATACGGCGGCGTTGGACAGGGCGCTTGGCGGACGGCCAACTTGGCTTGAAGGCGACAACGGAGGCGGCGAGCAGCTACCAGACCCACTTAATTTGAGGGAACCATAGTAATGGCGACGAAGCTTGAGGATCTGCGCAAGAAGTTTCCTGATTACAATGATATGTCGGACGAAGCTTTTGCGTCGGCTTATCACCGAAAATTTTACAGCGATATTCCTTTTGATGATTTCGCGCAGAGGATCGGCCTGACGCCAAGTCTTGCGCGAGCCCCGCAAGGCACCAGTCTTGTCGAAAGCTTCCCGCAGGGCGGCATGATCGTCAGAAACGAAGAGACAGGCGTTGAGTCGTTCACCGACGGCACCTACAGCACGTCAGACCCGAGCATGATCAAG